GCTAAGCACTATTGCTTAGTTTCTTCATACTATACGAAGGTGAGGAAGATGTCAAGCCTCAAATGAAATTATTCTATTGGACTTATGTGTTCTACGGAATCACAAAGCTTCGAAAAGTTCATTATAGGCAATCGGAACAGTTTCAGGTTTGTGTGGTGTTAAATGATGCTGGCCTTCTTTAGTAGCTAATCTATGACAATTAGCACACAAAATTTCTGTATTTTCTTCACTTCGATCATAATTGTGACCGTTAATATGATTAATTTCTAATTGTGAAGGATCTACAATCACGCATGTACACGGAATTCCACCATATCTGCCGTCACGATTTTGACAACCTCGTGACATCTTGAATGTATCTACTTCTTTTTTTCTTGTTTTACGATGAGGTTCACAAAATTGCTTAGACTTGCCCTTTTTGTGCTCACTAACACGGTTAATACAATTGGGAATACTGCATTTTATAAAAATTTTAGAACTCAATTTAGTTGCCATTCAAAATACCTTTATATTGTCATTGTATAATATATGAATTTATTGGACTTCGGTATACCCGCCGCCAAGATCGCGCTGCTGGATGATGCGGAGTTCGGATTCGCGCTTCTCGGGGTCCGCTGCTTCTTGTTCATATACTTCGAGTGCGATATTGCGGCACACGGTCTGAAACCATCGATCTACGATCATGGCATCAGTATCCTTAGGAGAGAATTTATAACCTTGCTTGATGAGGTTGAGCAGGAACTTATCATTCCAATCTAACTCGAACGCACCGTTATTAATATCGTTTGGATCCAGATCAACACTCAGGATCGCGACATAGGGTTCACCAGCAGCAGTAGCCCGCTCCTTAGGAGTCAGTTCTTTCTTTGCAGCCTTAGGCTTTGGTTCAGGAGGAGGCGGCGGAGGAGCTGGAGCTGGTTCAGGCTCTTGAACAGCATTATCTTCTGTGAGCAGCCACTTGACGAATTTATTAAACATTTTGCCTCCCTGCAGAGTATATATGCTTAGCACCCGGAGCAAGAATAATTTCTCCTTCGATCCATGCGGGGGGAAACCGCTTGGTCCAGCGTAGCAAATTAGTCTTGCCCTTGTTGTAGTAGTTGCGATAGTTTGTTATCGGATCATCTCCGACGATATAATCATCTGCCATACAAGATGGCATTAGTGTCACATCTTGTTGGGCGATATTCTGAGGAGGAGTGATCAGGACATCACCCAGTTTATCAATCGTGCTATGAACGCGATCATACCGATACGAATACTCACGACCCAGAGCAAGTAGATGACGAGCAAGCCAATCATAGTTTCCGCTAGTTTCGCGAGTCCAGACCGCGGAAGGATGATTGATATGAGTAGCAGAATAAAGAATATTTTCAAGATCACCATTTAGTCGCCATCTCTTTGCTTTACGACCAGACTGAGACTGGCCCACATATTCCTCACCATCAAGCACACGATGTGCAGTTGATAGGAGTTGTGCTGTTTCGAGGATCATCTTGACCACATGCCTGTCCACCATAGACTGAGCAGCGACCTCGGGATCGGGATGTACATAGAAGATATTAATTTTACTTCTCCTAACTAAGATTACACTATACCATATAGTATATGAGAATAGATGCAAAGTCAATCGATAATATCATATTTAATATAAAAATGTTCCCATAGCATACTAAATAGTAGCACATTTAAGCAAACAAGGAGCCTTTAAATGAAACAATTAGTAGTAGCACTATTCAGCCTATTCATGGTCGCAGGCGCGGCAAACGCTGATCAACCCTTAGGCATCTGCAAGGGCGATTATGCGCTCTGTGCAGCATCGCCCAGCACACCAACTGGTAGAACAATCGTCGTCAATGGCAAGCGTTTCAGAGAAGGCATGGCAGTATGTCCCGTCCTCAACGGCGCTGCCATCGCCAATCTAAAGTTGATGAACCGCAAGATAAATGCTGATGGTTCATGCGACACTCCTGATCATACCAACAAGACGGTATGGTCATTATTCGGCGTTCCTGCAGAAACACAATATCCACAGGCTCCAACTTGGGCAGTAGCACCTGCACAATTCCGTTCATTCACCATCGGCACCACTCCAGAAACCGGTATGAGCAATCAATGGTCCTTCCCTTGCCAGGTACAAGCACAACCAGTCAATGGTGCTAAGTTAGCAAGTTGCTATGGTCCTATCATGGAAAGTCCTTGGACCAGCAATCATGTGAAGCCAGGTCAGATCGGATTCACTCAGGCTGCTCCAGGATCAGTGTATCCAGTAGGCGGTAATGCTATCTCTCTTGATGGTGTCAGGAGTTCTTCAGAGACTACAACTGAGAAGAAATAATATACTTATATAATCAGTATAGGGCGATTTAACATCGCTCTATACCTTTATAGACCCTCGAACAGAGATAATCCAGTAACTTCTTCGATGGGTTCGAACATGGGATCTTTGGTGAGCCAGGTATCAGTATCTGTGTAGATCACCCTGAACTTGTGTTTATTTGTTAAAACTGATCTCACATCATCTATGCACACAATGTTACGACCTAACTTGGTTATAAAGTCTGCATATTTTATCGTATTCTCTTCACAAATCTTGGCAGTATTGCCGTTAGACTTGCGGCTTTCAAACGTATTGAAGCAAGTGTTCCAATCATGAAAGACACGATTTTCTTGTGCTTCGAAATATTCGATAGATCCGGTATCATACCATTTCTGAGCAGTATCATATGTATTATATGCTGTTTCGATATCCCGGCACATATCTCGCTTAGTCGTAGTGAAGAAACGAGCGTGATCAAAGTTCTGTGTCCAGCGTTGATCCTTCAGCGCGAATGTAGGTAGTTGTATCATCTGTTCATGAAATGCGATACCATAACTCTCTACGGTGCTAGGATTGAATGCTACACGAGAGTGCGTGATGAAGTCTACCTTTTCCGATCCGATAACGCTGATGGCAATCTCATAATCAACGCCCATTTTCTTCAATCGTTCTTCGAACTTCTTCGCACCGGGCATGTTAGTCATAATACGGGCAGGCAGTTTAGTCTGTTCGATTAAATCAAGGTAGAGTTCAGGATTCTTACCTTCTTCCCAACGGCCGATGAACAGAACACCTTCGCGAGGCTGATCATATTCTCGTAACAAGCCCTTCTCAGGTAGAGGAATAGGAAGCAGATTTGCATCTTCAAACTGAAGTTGATTAAACTTGCTCTGCGTTCCTACGGTGACGTTACTCATGTTCAACTGCTGACGCATCATCTCATTCACGCTCGTGAGGAACGGATTATTCGTATCTTTGAATATCTGGCTCTCTAAATGAGTATAAGCGATGATCTGAATGCAATCATCCAGTCCCATAGTGCTGGCTACTTGCACCGTCTCGAATGTGTTGCAGATGAAAGCATCATAGATATTGGTACTAACAGCCTTGATGATAGAGTTACGGAAGTTAGCCATGCGCTCATAACAATAACTATCACCGTACATAAAGATCGCGCTGTGATCAGTATAGCGCATGGGAGTATTCGTATAGATCAGGTTTGCGTGAAAGGAATTAAGGAATTCACGGCTTGAGATTTGCGGAGGCTTATCGGTTATGATATCCACCTTGATACCGTGAGCTTCCATCAACTCACAGAAACTCTTCGTGAATTGACCGATACCACCGTGAGGAATGAGGGTCTGCGAACTAACTAGGAATCCGATGCGTTTGCTGTATATCATGTCGCCCACGCATTCTTGAAAAGCGGGACTTGAAGGCGATCACTATAACGAACTCCATGCCGCATCGCGAGTTCTGCGACCCTGCGATTATTGAGATGATAGACGCTTTCGATACCGCCCACTGGCATCAGATAGACTGGACCAGTGAAGCCAGCAGCCTGATACTTCTTCGTTGCTTCCAACGCTTCATCGGCATCTTCTTCGGTCGAGATCACAAACTTGAGATAAGTGTATCCCACTTCTTGATACCCCACAACTACATCTGGCAGGATAGCATCTTCGGACTTCTCACCCGAGCAACTCAGTTTGGGACTGACGCTGAATGTGATTTCTCGCTCATACCAGCCTTCTTCTACTGCATTCTCCCAGCGCCATTCTTCGAGATATTCTGCAAACTCTTTGGTCAACGCCTTCGTGCCATTGGTCTCGAAGGTGATCTCCTTCAACGTCCGCATCTTTGCATGACTGAGAAGAGCAGGATAGGCTCGTTGCCAACCAAGAAGAGGTTCGCCACCTGTGATCACGAGATGTTCATCTCGCCATTCATTGAACGGCAGGATCTCCATGATCCGATCAACGATAGCATCAACACTGAGCATGGGGGAGAGATGCTTGAAGCGGGGATCCCAACTAGCATAGGAATCGCATCCAGTCGTAGCGAGAGGAAGATCCTTGTATTCCTTATATGGAGTGTTCTCGTTTAGAAACGCGAACCGATCACGCTCATCGGATACTTCTCCCTTTGGCATTCCGAACCCACCGCAAGTGAAATTGCAACCAAACGTGCGTAGGAACACACTTGGTACACCTTGATACCTGCCTTCACCTTGGATACTATAGAAGAGTTCGCTAATCTTTATTTTTGCCATCATCGATTTCCTTTAGATATTGTTCTTCAGATTTGTATTTGTCGCCGGGTTTATACGGATATGATCCATGATAGACATTATCCGGATCATAGAACGGGATCGAATATAAGAGTTTGCCAGTACGAGCATCTGCATAATGCGCGATGCGATTTAGGACCCACGGGGCCTCATCCTTTTTGTTGCTCATGTGCAAGATCCTCTAAGTATCTCTTCAGTTCTTTGTCGTTGGGTTGGACAGCATAGTTATTCTTGAAGAATATCTCATAACTATCACTACCGTATTTACCAATTCCGTATAATACTTTAGCATCAACACCGTCCCAGGACAAGTATTGTTCTGACATTTTACGGATTCTTTTTTCCCTGATCTTTACCAGACCCAGAGGCCAGATAACATCATAGACTTCTTCTGGTGTGCTATTCAATAACAAACTAGGATGAAACCAACGATTTAGAAACTGAGGCAGCACGATCTTTACCATGCGGCGATGCGTCTGGTTCAGCATGATCACACCGACCATGTGCGCCCACTCGTTTGTTACCTGCTGTTGAACCATGAGGTCTTCCCGCATTAGTGTGAAGTTATTCACTGATTGTAATATTCCTTTGTTTAATGTACATGATATAATCTATTTAGGCAAGTGTCAATAGCTTTGGGATAAATAAAGATGTAGTTCGCGGATGGCAGTCCCAACTACTCTAATGCGTAAAGGAACATCAGCATGACTATTTATTTGTATAAGAAGACCCATAACAAAACTGGCTTACAGTATTTGGGTAAAACCACTCAACAAGACCCGCATAAGTATAGAGGTTCAGGCATTCGCTGGAATAGTCACCTCAAGAAACACGGATATGATGTTACTACAGAAATCCTCAAAGAATGCCAAACTAACGAAGAAGTTAAAGAATGGGGACTTTACTATAGTGAGTTATGGAATGTCGTAGATAACAAATCTTGGGCTAACCTAAAACCGGAATCTGGACAAGGAGGATCTATTAATCAAGATGAAGCAGTAGTAATAGAAAAATTACGAGAAGTATACGGTAACAAATATGATTTGTCAAAAGTCAACTATATCGGAGCCAGACACAAAATAACACTAATTTGCGACAAACACGGTTCTTGGAGTAAGATGTATGAAAAGGTTATCGGTGGCGGCGGGTGCCCTAAATGTAATTTAGAAAACTCTCCTAAACACAGAGATTATAACAGACTTAAAACTACCAAAGGATTCATAGAGCAAGCCAAGACTGCACACGGCGAAAAATATGACTACTCGTCGGTATCGTACATCAATACTGACACTAAGGTAAAAATTATTTGTCCTGAACATGGAGTATTTGAACAAATACCCTGGGGACACT